TTGGCGTAAACAATTAGTTTATATATATTAATATGTCTGCGTAGCAAGTAAACGCTTATGACTGAACAACAACCAAACGAAAGCGCAGTAATAAAACAAAACCCAGAGGAAGACGATGAACCCCTTTGGCTTGAATTTGTCTCAGTTGGAGTAAAATTATTTATACTTTTTTGGAGTATTAGTATGTTAACTTTATCCTACGTTCGATTGCCTGAAAGTATCAAAATTGGTGAAAGAATACAGTTTAATATCCCAGAGCAGATAGGCATAGATCCAACTTTTCCGGCTTCTTTATTAGGCGGAATTTTAACAAGTTTTGGGGTGAATATGGGATCTAAGAAAAAGAAAAATGGAGAAGCTAATAGCGCAGGACAGCAAACAATAATATTAAAACAACCAATAGAAATCATTACTAAACCACCTGTTGCGACAAAAGAATGAGACGATTATTAATCCCCTTTGCTTTCTTTCTTGCTGCTAGTCCCTGTTATGCAGATTTTAAGCACGAACTAAAAACAGTTGTTAGCGGCGTTGTTGATGGCTCGTATTCTCACGTTAAGGCAATCCCCTCTGTCTATTCAATGAGTTCTACGGGAACCACTGTTGGGACGATGGGCAAGTTAACAGCACCCGCCGTATCTAATGGAACTTTAACGGGTGTAGCTGCAACCCTTTCCGCTTCTGCAAGCGTTTCTCAAACAGCCGCAGGAGCTAGCACAAGTTGGTCAGAATCGTATATTCAGGGATCGGCTACACCTTCGGCGGCTTCATTGACTCATTCAGGTCTAACAAGTCTTCCCACTGGAGGCGATGTTGTCAGCTATTCAGGCGGTTCAAATAATGGGATGGCTATAGGACTTACTCAGGCGGGTGCGATTTCTCTAACTCCGGGCGCGTCAGGCTCTACAGTTTCGGCTCAGATCTCAAGTATTACAGAAGTTAATTGATATGTATGAAATATTTATTATTTTTCTTTCTCTTAAATGTAATTAATACAGCTAAAACCCTTGCTGTGCCAGTCGTCCCAAATTTCGGAAGTGGTCAAAATACCAGCGTTACAGAGGTAAAAAGTAGAACGGTAGAACGGATAGAAAGTTTTCATTTTAATACAGGCTATACGTTTAATCAGAGTGGCTCAAATATTAAAGTCATAGGTAGTACATTAACGCCCCAAACTGTTAATACCCAAACCCAAACAGTAAACGGAATATCTTCAACTTGGAAATCAATTGATCTAAATACTAAACCACAATATGAACAAGTCGTTGCTGGAGCTGGTACACAATACAACGAAAGCCTAATGGGACCCGGACTTGCCGAGCATGTCATCATAGATCGCACTATTGACACCGAAAGTATTACAAATTCGACAAGCATATTTACACAGTGAAAAGGCTATTATCTTTTTTAATTATCAGTTTATCAGGGCAATTACCAGCATTAAGCGAAGGCGTTTCAATGCAAAATAACCCTATCTCGAATAGTAGCGGTGGAGTAAATGTGACTGCAGTGCAGAATGTTCCTAGTAGGCAGTTTACAAATGTTTACAGTTTACAACAACTACAATGCCAGTCAGACACGTTTGTTATACAGCCTTTTATTACATCTAATATGAGTTTTCAAAGACCACAAAGGGACGTGAGACTTGATCCAATTTATGATGATAGAGATTTAACAGGTTTAATAAGTCAAGACGATAATGGTAATGATATAGATGGGCCAGACGGATTACCAGACAGTCCGGGTAAAGTTGTTGGATATAAATCAGTCCAGTTAAATCCTCAAGATTCGTTTGCAGTGTCGCCGGGAATTAGTCTTTCATTTAATATTAATATGGATAGAAAGGCAGTCCGTAAATGTAGACAAGGTGCAGCAAAAATTGTTGAATTATTAGATTTACAAGTAGCAGATAAGCGTTTAAGTCTGGAGGTCGGGAGGCTTAGTAAATGCGGGGAATTGTTAACAAAGGGAATAAGATTTAAAGAAACCAGCTCATTCGCAAAATTATGTGACGATGTAGAAGTCGTTAAATTCATCCCGAAAAATACCCTTCCTGATCATCAACACTCTATTTCTTCAGAAGTGAACGCCATAACAAATTAACTCTATTCTTTTCCCGTTGCGCTCTTATCTTTTCCCCTCTTGATAAGGGCTTTTCTTTTTTACCTAGTTTCTTTTTAACTGCTTTAATAATTTTCTTCTGTAGAGGTTTAGTTCTTTTTTTTATTAGCTCAGTTAGAGGGGCTGCCATTAATGCGGATGTTGCCCCAAACAAAGCCGTGACCATGACACCAGTTACTAAAGCCGGGGGCGGGGTGAAATGATCAACAGTTTCAATAATTTTTATTGGTTCATATACAGCAACACATTCGCCTGAAATAGCGTCGATCTTATAAGCCGTAATCCTACCCCTGCCATATTTTCCAATGCTATTAATGGGCGCGGCTCCATTCGGGGGGCATTGTGGAGGGGGCGGCATATAGCTTGTAAAGTTTGTTGTTTGTTTATTAGTCGTACTTTGTTGTTTGCTTTCTTCCGGCTCCCGTGGCGTTACTGATAAGGGTTTTGTTTTTACTACTTCTAATTTTTTGTAATAGTCAAGAGGGTAAAAAACAGGTTGCGAATAATCGCACAAAATCATTACGCCGTCGGGATCATTATCAAAGTGTCCTGAACCGCCTGTTTCCTCTTGCCTTGTCTCTACACACCCCGGCATGTCTATAACAAGGGGATCTAAAACAAAAGGTAATTGAGTACTAACAGATGGGGGTAAGACTAACGGCGGCTCTAAAACTATTGGATCAGCAATTCTAGGATTTGCAATTCTAGGTTCAACAATACGCGGCTCTTTAATATCCACTAACAATCAGATAAATCTTTGCCCAAACTTGCCCCTACGTTTTGCCCTATTTTTTGAGCGCGGTTTCTTGCAAATGGTTCTAATAAAAATCCAATAATCGGTACGTTAGAAAGCTTTGCGGCTCCCGCTGCTGTTGCGACTCCTGATCCAACAAGACCACCGTTATTCTTTCCCGTAATAGATGCTTCAAAACATCTAAGGTCTATTTCTTGCTCTTTTTGTGTTGGTACATGGGCTATATATTCCTTTCGATGGTAATCAGTCTTACCGTTCCATTTTGAATTTTCGCTAGAAAACAACACAGTCTTGGGTTGGTGCATATTATGAGTGATCGTTAAATCTAATTTCTCACCGTCTTTGCTATATCGCATTTGTGATGCGCTGTTTTCTGTCGTCGCTAATCGTGCTAAATCGAACGGGGCCGAACCTCCTGATTTTGATAGCAGAGTTAACGAGAAAAAATTACTACCGATTAAACCAGCCGATAGCAGAATCGTTAAATATGGAAACTCAGAACGGGAGGACATTACCTGTAGCCTTTGGTAATTGTGGCTTAATGCTGCTTTGTATATTCTCAATCACTTGATCTTGAATTGTAAAAAGCATATTGTTCACAAACTTTGTTCGTTGTGAGAAAACAAAAGCCCCGCCACCAATAAGGCCAACTAAGACCCCAGTATTTACAAGCGTTAAAATTTTAATCATTATCTAATAACCTTTTTTTCATTTACTAAGTTTTGGTCAGCCATTAGTTTTTAATTGCTACGTCTAAGTATAGGGTCTACCCTTGCTTTGTCAAAGCAGTAGTTTAACGCCTGACCTTTTCCGCTAATACAGGTTTATTCGTCTGCAGTTCTAGTTGATGGGTACGACCTTTGATCTCCAGGCCACATAATTCTAATTGAACCAGCTCCACCGTCGCTACGTTGATAAGTTTCTTCCCCTCCTTTTCCGCCACCGCCATAAGTTCTCCCTGAACCACCTGAACCAGCTCCACCATGTCCAGCACTAGAGAACCTGCTACCCACTGATCCTGCTGTTCCATTTGATCCAGTTCCTAGAATCCCAACGCCTCCGCCGTCTCCTCCTGAAGGATTGCCGCCGCCACCGCCACCGCCACCGCCGCCGCTACCTGCTACGCCAGCAGTATAGTTACTGATACCATCAGAATTACCACCAGCACCACCAGCACCAGAATATCCACCAGCACCGCCGCCACCTGTTCTACCTGAGTTATAACCAGACCCACCTGAATTGCCTCCTGAACCCCCACCATCTCCGTGAGTACTAGAAGTAAACGTGCCTCCTGCTTGGTAATTCAAGCTATGGATAGGAGTTGTATTTCCATCACCAGCACCACCGTTCGCAGTAATAACTACTTGGGAGCCTGTTCCTGCGTTGAATGTCATTGTTGACGTTACGCCGTCATGTTGACCGCTAGTGCTGTTACCTCCTCTCCCTACTGTGTAAGCACAAGTTTGGCCTGGTGTTACGGTTACATTTGTTCTATACGCAAGCGCACCACCTCCACCACCGATACGATACCCTCCACGGCCACCTCCACCAATAGCAACAACAGAAATACTAAAAACACCATCGGGAACAGTCCAGTTTCCTGAACCAACAGACAAAACTTGTTGGCCTGGATCAGCTTCAGGAATACCACCTGCACCAAGAAACATTTGTTGAATAGGCATAATTTTTTATGAAACAGTTATTTTGCTTGACTGAATATATCCAGTAGCACCACCATCGAACCAAATGGTAGCCATAGCCCTCGCTCCAAGAGCTATTGTGTTTGCTTTAATATTGGCTCCATCTGCTGTGTTGTATAAGTAAGTAAGTGCTGAAGCTGTAATGTTTTGAGCAGAACCACTGTTATTTAAAAGAGTCACCGTTTGACCTACAGTTGTAAAGACACTTGCTGGAATAGTCCAGCCTCCTGTTGTAGTAGCAACAACTTTTCCTGCATCACTAGCAACTAATGTATATCCACTTGTTTGACTATTAATTGGAATATTTCTTAGATCACCTTTTGAATCTTCTACTGTTGAAGCAACCAGCGCCGCCGCTGCGATTGTTATATCACCCGTTGAATCTGCTGTTCCTGTTGTTGTTCCAACGATAAACTTATCTGCGCTTTCATCCCATGCAAATATTGCATTATCACCAGTAGAACCACGTTCAATAATTATCCCAGAATCATTGGCGTTACTAGTTGCGCCACTATTTAATTCTAATAAATTATCTGCAACTGTCGTATTTGTGCTGGCTACTGTAGTTGTAGACCCATTTACAGTAAGCGTCCCCGATAGTGTGAGGTTTACTCCTGTTGCATTACCTGTTAGAGCTGGTGCCGCTAAGGTTGCGTAGTCTCCTAACTCTGACTGTACATAAGCAGTCGTAGCAATCTGAGTCGTGTTTGTATTAGCCGCTGCAGTTGGAGCCGCTGGCGTTCCCGTAAAAGTTGGGGATGCGCTGTCAGCCTTACCCGCTAATGATTGAACAGTAATCGTTTGATCACCGCTATTATCGTAAATTAACGTGTCAGCCTTTAATGTCCCGTAAGCCATGATGAAAAAATTTTTTTAAAGAATTACTAACGTTTGATTTGCATTAATAGTAATTGTTATCCCTGAGTTTACAGCAATTGGACCAACTGAGAAGCCATTCTTAGTTAGCGTATAGCTTGTTGAAACCGTAGCATCATTTTCTGTTAGCCATGTTGCCGATTCTGCGCCGCCTCCCGCGTAGTCAAGAGATGTCCACGCCGTAGAGCCATCACCTAATTTATATTTTTTAGTGTCTGACTCATGCCCAACCTCCCCAGCTAATAACGTTGGATTTGCATTTGTCCAATTAGAAGCAGTATCAACTCTTTGCTGAATTTGTACTTTTACTGTTGTGCTCATACTCCGTTTGCATTACCTCCAACTAATAAATATTCTAGGTCAGAACTACTATGTCCTGCCGCGTCATTACAAAACAAATAGAACGGCGATGTCCCATTAGCAAAAAAGGAATCATTAACTGTTTCAGCCGTTTGATTAGCACCCCCACCGCTACTTAAATTGTAAGTAAGGTCTACCCCTGTTAATACTAGAACTTCAATTTCTATATCATGGAATACACCTTTTTGGTTTTCATTTGGTGTTGAGGCGTATCGATAAAAACTTGTACTTTGCGTTACGTTTGCACCGCCAAAAACAGTAGTAGGAATCTTAAATTTAGAATGTGTGCCTGCGGCATCGAGGTAATGCTGTCTGAAAAGCGAAACTTCCGTCTGCGTTAAGTCGCTATATCTAAAAGTTATTGTATGTCCGGTTAGCACATTAGAACGACGAAATCTAATAGGCCCACTTGATAACGTTTGAGACTGGCTAACATTTAAACCGCCCGCGTTATAACTTATAGAGTTGGGATACCTTGAATCAGGATAATCGTTCATTTTTTAAATCGTATAAGGTGGCAGCAATTCAAGAGTTACAGACATATTAATTTGCCCGTCTATTTCTTCTATCTCAGGGCTTTCTGAATAACGCCATTTATAACCAGTAGGGAAAGTTAAATTCGTTGCAACTAATGTTTCAGTCGCCAAATCAAAAGGCTCAAAGCTCCCATGAAAGGCGTAATGAGACACGAGGCTTTGTTGCTGCGCTCGCGTAACGCTTTGGAATCTCATTCTTAAACGATGCCCAAATGAAGCCGATGAATGCCTAACCGCTGTTTGTTCCCCTGATAAATGACCAAGATTACTAGAGGCAACAGAACCGGGGGTATAAATTCTGCTAGAGGGTGTTAATGATGATGGAAAATTAGCTGGCATGATTTTTAATCCTCGTTGAATCCATCATTAGAAGAGCTTCTACCTGACCATGTACCTAAGACGGTGCTTTGATCATTGCTAAATTCCCATTTACCTTCTATCGCCCAATAAGAACCGGGGCCAGAACAACCGAAATTAATTGAAGGTTGAGAAGCGTAACCACACCCTGCCCCTTGAGCGTCAACCCCTAAGCCTCCAACTGAAAGTGTACCGCCGCCGCATGGATCCGCTTGTTTAGCTTTAACGTTAGCTCGCCATTCAACAGGACCATGAATAGGATAAATAAATGTTCCGTTATTATCTGGGCCTACTGCGTTTGTTGACCAGTTGCAACCATAAGCACCGCCAACAGTTAAATAATTATTAAACGCAGTCCAACCTGTCGTATGGCTTGTAGTTGTTGTAGATGAAAGACTCGTATTCCATGTGCTGCCATCCCATTGTGAACCAACATGAGTAGTTTTTGTTCCCGTCCATCTTGCATAACTGTATGAAGTCACATCCGGTTCAATCGGCCCAACTTCTCCAATAGGTTGAGGTGTTCCATATCCATCATCTGAACCGGGATCAGGACAAGAACTTTCAGCGATAAGCCAATGATCCATATCCGCTGTTGTTAACGTCATTGATCCAGTTCCATTACTTGACGCACTACAACTAATTAACGTTTTTACTCCCCATGTAGGCGACGGTGTATGACTATTTACTTTGTTTCTGCGATACCAACAGATACGACCATTTGCACAAGCTCCACCCGTTGCGGTTAATGTGTCGCCTACTTTTAACGGGTCAGAATTTGTGCGGTCGTCTGTAATACCTGTTGCAAAATCATTATCAAAGGGATCAGTTGCATTGCCTAAATCTTCCTCATAGGGGAACCCCTCCTCAAAGTTCCCCATATCCCAACCAGTCCCACCCAGGGAGGGCCAAGTCACACCGTCATCTGCAATATTTCCTGTTCCTGTATTTGAATGACAAGTAATATCTGTTCTTGATGAAGAAATAACGGTACCAACTGGGGTAGCTGCTACGACGGCTTGAGCAACAATAGACTTTTTATTTGCATCGACTGGGAAATGAATGAGATCAAGTTCAATCACTCCCGTTGTTGCTTTTTGTATGCGCTCTACTTCATATAAATAATCATGATAATCAACAGTACCAGCGTTAGTTTCTCTTCTTAGTTTGACTCTGACAATATCGCCTAATGCAAGGGTGCTATTGAAAGTGGAAGGCCTTACAGAAATCCTTAGAGTATGCGTTATATATTTACGCTTTGCTATTTGATACGCGCCATATTTAACAGCATGAGATTCTGAGCAACACCATTGCGATAAATCATATTGAATAATAACGGGATTACTTACCCCAGTTTGTTGCACCTCAGATGTTCTAATAATCGGTAAGTCATTATCATTTTGCTGCTTCCACATCACTAAGGCTTTTGCATCTTGCCGTTCAGTGATCGAGATATATTCAATCTCAAAACTCGTATCTAATATATGGTCTTCAGTAAACGCATAAACATAATTGACAGCATTAGTTGAATTAATAGTATGGTCAGAGGAATTAACAGGAAGCCGAGGTTTAAAGCATTTTTTCCCATCTTTCTCAGATAAGCGAAGTAGAAACTGATTACCTGTTTGGGTTAAAAAATCTTCTAAATTCTGCGATTGAGAAACAACACCATTACACAAAAACGAATTAGCCTCAAGGAAATTCGCAGCGGCAAGCATGGACGTATTATCGATCATGTCATCTGGAAGCCGCTTCGATTCTTTGATTAAATAAATAGCTAAATCAATAAAGTTATTACTACTGCCTAATTGACTATCTAATAAGCGCGTAACCTTTAAACCATTTTCAACAAAGACATAAATTTGCCTATCCCAGGTCCTATCACCATCAGCAAAAGTATTTGTGTAGCTGAGAGCCGTTAGATCAGTAAATACAGCATCAGTGCCCGGATAACTTGGGATGTTGTCCCACGTCGTTTTATTTGCAACGTTGGTAATTGTAGTCGCTGGTGTCCAATTACTGGCCCTTTGTCCATAGGCTCTTTTCCATGTTCCAACCCTGCAAGCCCATTGATAAAGTTGGTTCTCTTTTATATCTCCTATTTGTCCTTGACTAAGAATTAATTGTAAATTAACGGTTAAAGCGTTTGTGGTTCCATCATTCACGAACCGACCGCTAGTACATCCCGGCGCAATAAATACCCCGCCTATTTGATCACTACCAACAGTGACACGACGACCAAAAACGATAGGAACAGGTTCACCGATTTGAATGGCCCGTTGCCTTACATCTAATGATGTATTCCCCTTGGCTGCCTCTTCTGTTAATTCATCACCTGTTAAGCCTGATTGATAAGGCAACAATGAAAGAGGGTCAGATACTTTTATATTCATAATCGTATGGGGTTCCCTATTAAGTCAGTAGTAAATGACCTCGGAGGACATGAGGCCCCCACTGGGCTAATACTCGAACCAATATTTACGTTTAATGTTTCAAAACTTCCTCCGATACTTGTTATCACTCCTAAGAAATTAACAATCAAAGATTGATTAGAATTAGGCGCGACATTAGATAATCTTGAATCAAATTCATAAACTTTTAATTCGACTAAGTATTGATTATTTAAAGATTCAGTTAATGCCGCTATCGCTGTTGTCGTAGCTGGACAAGTTAAAGAAACTGTATTACCTCCACTTGCACTTGATGAAAGCAAACCATCAGCAGTAAATGGGAAATAAGACCAACTTTTAGAGCTTAAAGAAATAGTTGAATTGACATAATAAGACTGCCAAAGTTGCTTGTCGGTTCCACTCGTTGTATATAGGCGAAGATACTGCGCCTGAGCTCTGTTTGACATTTAGCTAATCCCCTGAAAACGACGACCGCCCGCTGTCCTTGATTGGCTGAAGACAGAAGCAGAGAAACTAGATAAAGCAGATTGAAGATCATTAACAGTGACGTATTGTTGACCATTAGACATCTGCATTACTGGGCCTGTTTTGATGTTGATGTTGGGGCTACCTCCAGAAACAAAACCACCCTCTCCAAAACGTGGAATAGCTGCCCCGCCTCTCATACCTGAAAGATAGTTATTAATAAAGCCGCCCATCTTGTGACTAGGAACAATGTATTCACCGCCTGCTTTTCCTTCTCCCACTACGGCAAGAGTAGGACCGTTTACAAAACCACCCTCTGCATATCCTGAAACTGTTTGTCCTCCTGAACTACCCGAATTATTGCCGCCACTCATCGCAGCGCGTCCTCTTCCTATAAGTCTCATTACATTATTCCACCATTCTTTTAATGCGTTAGTGACTGAATCAATCATCCTTTTAATTTGCTTTGGTATAAATTCAACCGCCGCTTTAAATGGAGCAATAATAATATCTTTGACCTGAGACCACTTTGTTTTAAATACCTGCACGAACTTACCCGCTACATCTCCAATACCTTTAAAAGCATCTTTTATAAAATTACCTACTGCGCCGCCTATCGTTTTTGTAAGTTCCCAAACTCCTTTCCCAATATTTACAAAGACTTCTCTAAACCCTTCAAATTTCAACAACGCAGCAATTAAACCACCAACGGCAACCGCACCAAGAATAAACGGGGCAGCGGGGCCAGTAAAGACAGCCGCGACAGTCACACCAAGTATTTTTATCAGTCCTCCAATTTTTGCGAAACCTGCAATAACTGGACCCATAGAACCAACCCAACCAGAAAGAAGCGCTATAAATTTCATTCCAGCTAATCCAGCCATTGCCCCTTGAATTGCACCAAAGGCAGTAACAACCAAACCTAAAGGAACGACTAAAGCAGCAGCAGCAACGCCAAGAGCACCCACTCCTACAATCAAAGCTTTTATTGGCCCCGGTAATTTATTAAATAAATTCAAGACAAAAGTTAACGCCTGAGTTAAAGGAGTTATTACAGGTATCAATATGGTTCCTATTGTTGTTGCTAAATCTTCTTGAGCTTGCTTAAACCTTTTAAATGAGTCTGGAGGTGGTGCTTCTAATTCTTTTAACTTATCCATCGCTTTAATAATCACATCCGTTGTAATCATTCCGTCCTTAGAAAATTCTTTAAGTTGTCCAACTTGTATCCCTAATGTTTTTGCTACTGCCTGACCTATCGCAGGCAATCTCTCCATAACGCTCCTAAATTCATCACCTTGCAATACTCCAGAACCTAAAGCCTGACTTAATTGCAACATGACACCCTCAGTATCAGCCGTTGAAAGATTCATTCTTAAAGCTGCCTGATTAACACCTTCAAAAGTTTTCTGAATGTTTTCTAAGGAAATACCCATAGGGCGCAATCTTCCAAACAAGTCAGCCACTGCCTTTGCGGACCGCTGTTGACCCATCCCGAATTTTTGCGCCGCTTCACTTGCGAACTGTTGAACTCTTGCTGTTTCGCCGTATTCGTCAGCTAAAGCCGCAATAGTTTTCTGTGTTCTTTGTGCATCAATACCCGCTTTTATAAAACCAACCGCAGCCGCTTGCGCTCCTAATGAAGCGATAACGCCACCTAACGAACTAGATGCTTTTCTTAATCTGTCAAAGGCTGTTGCTGTCTTTTTTGTTTGCCCACTAACTTTATTTAATCCCTTTTCTAATCCTCTAAGTTCTTCTTCCCCCTTTACGTTTGCCTTAATGGTTAAGGCTGTGGTCATATCAAGAGCCATTTCTATTTACTACGTTCACTTAGTATTTCCACTACTTTAGCTTCTATTAGCTGAACGTCCGACAAAATCTCTAAAGGATTTTTAACTTTTTCAATATTTGTATTTTTAAAAAGAAAGTTATTGCCTCTAAAGCTTGCGGGATAATCTCAAAATCATCTGATTGCGTCATTTCATCAGGCAACGTCAAACCAAAGGCGGCGGCATCCTCGGCTAATCCATCTTTTGACGGTGGACCATTACACCAATACTCTGCCGCCTCAGTTAGTTTTTTGCTTTTGCCTCTACTAACGAATCAAAATAAGATTCAATAATTGCACTGGCAAGCATTGGAATATCTAAGATCTGCTTTTTAGTCTTATTAGAAAATGGAACGGGTACGCCTTCACCGTCTTCTATACCTTCCCAACCTACTAATACCTCATTAGCGATTGATTGATCAGTGATACCGCTAGTGTCCTCTTTCCCCTCTTGGATTGACTTTACGCGCTTTTGTACTAAGACTTGAATTTCATTAATTCGCGTTTGTGGGAGCTGTTTAAACTGAGCATCGAATGATTGCTCTTTTCTTGTGCCGTTTTCTGGTTGGTAAAATGTAACGGGCCAAGTATAAGAACTGGAACTTTTTAAAACAAATGACATGCGAAAACAATAGCCATACGTAGCCTAAGCAACTTTATTTAATTCGCAAGTTTACATCGTTACTAATTGAAGTTCATCATTACCAGTTGAGCCGGGTGTTGGTACAAACGGTAGATTTAACATTTGGATACCGTCGCTGTCTGAATAAGTTGGGTTTCCAATGTCGCAGATAGGCATTACTAAACCAATTCTGTTGCCCGCTGCAGTTCCGTGTAAGCAAGAAACAACGCCCGTTGTATTGTTGTTTGCAATGGTGAAATAATCTTTCTGAGCAATGGTTGGGGCTTCTATCACAATCTCACCTGCTGGCGCACGGTTTGTAAGAATCACACTTTTCTCAGCTCCTACTAATTCCCTTGATGTAATGTCATTATTCATATCAACGCTAAGTGACTGAATCGCTGCTGAGGTGTAATCAAGAACGGCTGACGCTGTTGTATTTCCTTGCTTAAAGAGTACGGGTGTTGTCTGGTTGGTATATGTTCCGCTTAAGGCTGTATCTGTGGGACTGTTATATGTGCCCGTCATGTTGAAAGTTATTGTTGGTATTGCATCAGTTGAAAGGGAAATCGAAAAACTTCCGCGACAACCTGTGCATAAATGTTGGACACCAGAGTTATTAAACTTAATAGTACAACTCTCAAAAGACGAACTAACAGGGGCGTATTTGTTACCTGCTGATATTGAATAACCTGATGATGAACCGGGTACGAATGTAGCTGTACTTGAAACAACTGTTGCAACTTTTGTTGTGCCGTTATACGCGGTAATTAATCCAGAATGTCCGTTACCTGTACCTGATGTAATTTCAATTCTATGACCGACGTAATAACCATCTGTTGCGCTTGGTCCTGATGCTGCAAGAGTAATGCTGTTTGCACTTCCGGCCTGACTGCTACCAGTTACAGCACTTCCCAACGCCTGAACATTCATTCCGCAACTTCTTAAAAGCGCGTCAATTTTAGAGGCCGTTGCTGCTGTTCCAGACCCTGCATATTCAATTTCTGCTGTTATAGCAACCCTTGTATTAGCTAATAGCTGGTCAGAGTTTCCCAAATAACTTCTAATTACATCCCTAGAAATTGTTTCCGATTCAATCGGCGTAACATCAATTGAACGGCATAAAACCGCGTCTGTTCCAGCGGGATTACTCGAAGTTCCGTAGCTGCTCTCTATTTTCACGGCTAATAAGCGTGATCTACTCAGCAATGCCATTTGTTAAAACCTCAAACGCTCAAATTAATGTTGCTTCTATATTAATACTATTTGCTACGTCT